ATTATCAACGGCGGAAACATTACCACCGGGCAGATACACAATCTCAACTACACCACGGTGTACGACCTGGACAACGCCTGGATACGGATGGGCACCAGCGACGGGAACCGGGTGTACATCGACAAGAGCGGCATCCAGTGGTACGGGGGCACCGCCACCAGCAGCGGGATGTCGCAGGGGGTGATCCAGAACGGGCTGAAAACCACGACGGAGGGCGACACCACCATTTTCTGCGCGGACACCCGCTACCAGAAATACGGATGGTGGCACGACAGCAGCTTTCAGGGCATCACGATCGAGCAGGTGGACAACAGCGTGGGGTGCAGCGGAAAACTGGAGGTGAACCAGGGCATCCAGTGCCGTTCCCTGAGCGCGTGGGACGCCAAGAACCGCATTGTACGCACCGATTTTGGAAACCTGGCCATCAACGCGGTGGAAAGCCCGGAGCCGATGTTCTGCGATGCGGGCAGCGGCGAGTGTGATGAAACCGGCCTTTGTTACATCGCAACCGAACCGCGCTACCGCGAGACCGTGAGCGAAACGCAGGATTTGCGCTGGGCGCTGACCCCGACGGGCGCAAGCGCCGCGCTGTGGGCAGAAAAAACGGCCTTTGGCGCAATCGTTCACGGCCCGGCGGGACAGTGCTTTGACTGGGTGTGCTGGGGCGTACAGCGCGGCTTTGAGGGCGTGTACGCCGACGTGAGCGATGCCAAGTACCCGGAGGAGGAGAACCGGGGCGCGGCCCTGCTGGACGCGGCGGAAACAGAAGCGGCGGTGAGTTTGCCACTGACGATAGAAGAAGCGAGTTGAAAGGAGATTTGACCATGAACAAAATCACAGGCTTTAGCGTGCTGACGACCGGCGAGGGGGAGCGGGTGACGCTCTCTTACAGCGTGCTGGACGCAGACGGCAACATTGTGAGCACCAACAACCGCAAGAACTACGTTGTACTGGACGAGGACGTGCTGACGGCGATCGCCACCATCCGCACCGACGCGGCGGCGCATTTGGAGGGCTGAGATGAAGAGCATTGACAAGCGCGTGCATGACCTGCGGAGGGACGTGGAGGGCACGTTCAACCGGTACGGGTTCAGCCTGGCAGTGGACGAGCTGGTGCTGGAAAACATTTTGCAGGCCGTGCGCGCGCAGATGCAGCAGGACGCGGACGAAGAGCCGAAGAAACAGGACGCGACGGCACAGGCTAACCTCGCAATCGCGCGGATGACGCAGGCGCGGAGCAAGGGCGACCAGACCGAAAGCGCGCCGACTGATGACGTAACGAGAAAGAGGTGAACTCCATGGCATCCATCTGGCAGATCACCCTGTCTGGCTATGACGCGCAGGCCGCGTCTGAAAGCGGGCAGAGTGCGACCGGAAAAATCGCCCTTGGCACCTGGGGCAGCTATGGGCATGAAACCATCCAGGTAACTTTAGCCGAGCCGTGGGATGTTTGTACTTTGGTGACGGCGACCTTTTGGCCGACCTATCCTCCCGACCACTGGGACACGCCTGGCATTCGCGTGGCGCTGGGTACGGACGGCCTGCTGACCGTGCCGCCGGAAGCGACGAACCGGCCAACGCAGACGGGCCGAGTTGTGTTTGAGGGCTTAGCCGACAACGAAAAAATTATCAGCGCGGATGTGCGCTACACGGTGCGCGACCACGCACCGACCGGCGGCACTGAGAGTACCGCCACGCCAAGCCTGCTGGAGCAGCTCTTGACGCAGACCGGCAGCAACGCGCAGGTCGCGGCCCAAAGTGCGGACGCGGCAGCCAAGAGCGCCAGCGCGGCGGCCGAAAACGCGGATGCGGCCTCTGCCAGCAAAACGGCAGCGGCGACCAGCGAGGGCAACGCAAGTGCCAGCGCCGATGCTGCGGCCAAGAGTGCCGAGATGGCGGCGGACAGCCAACAGGCGGCCAAAGCGTCCGAGGCTGCCGCGCAAAAAAGCCAGCAGGCGTCCGAGGCTGCCGAAGGCGAGGCGGACGCCGCAAAGGATAACGCACAGAGCAGTGCCGAGGCCGCTGCCAAAAGTGCAAGCGCTGCAGCTGGTAGCGAGTCCGCAGCGGCAGAAAGCGCCGCTGCCAGTGCTGCCAGCCAAGCGGCGGCAGCGGCCAGTGAGTCCAATGCCGCGGTCAGTGAGACCAACGCCAAAACCAACGCGGATGCCAGCGCCAAAAGCGCCGAGGCGGCGGCAGCGTCAGCCTCAGCTGCCGCCGACAGCGAAAAAAGCGCGAAATCCAGCGCGGACGCAGCCTCTGCCAGTAAAGCGGAGGCGGCTAACAGCGCCAGCGCCGCGGCCACCAGTAAAACGGCAGCGGCCACAAGTGAGAGCAACGCCAAAACCAGTGCCGATGCTGCGGCCAAGAGCGCCAGCGCGGCGGCGAGCAGCGCGAACTCTGCCGCAGGCAGCGCTACCACCGCAGCCGACAGCAAAACCGCCGCCGCGACGAGCGAGGCCAACGCCAAGGCCAGCGCGGACGAGGCAGCGGCTAGCATGAAGGCAGCAGCCGCAAGTGCGCTGGAAGCGGCGGGCTATGCCGGGCTGGTAAACATCGGCTGGGCAGTGGACAAAAGCGACGGTCATTTATCCATGATCTATACAACAGACACAGACTAAGGAGGGCAAAACCATGTCAACGCAAGTAGTTGACTTAGTGCGGGACAGCACGATGCAAAAGATGCAGGCGGAGCTTGTGGCCGTCCACAAAGCCAGCGTGCTGGCCAGCGGCAGCACAGCAGCCATCGACCAAATGTACAACGCGCTGGTGAACAACGCCAGCACAGTGGCCGAAGTGAACGGCCTGTTTGTACAGTGGTGGCGGGCCAACTGGACGGAAGGCACCACCACCCGCAACGAACTTTTAGAGCGCTGGTTCGGCACTGTGCTGGACGATGACCGCGTGCACGGCGTGAAGTTTCCACTATTTCCCACAAGCGAGACGGCCATCGGCGAGCTGACGGACGACAGCGCGAGGCTTACCTGTACCCCAAGCACCGAGACAACAGCAGAACAGGACGACTTTGCGCACCTGCCGCAGTTTTGGAGCGTCCTTGTGGCCGCCGAGAAGGCCGCAGACGGCAGCCACACCATCTATGCCGTCGAGTTTATCGACAGCTATGACGAGGTACGCGGCGGCACACACCTGTGCTGGGCGCTGCAAAAAAATACATACACCCGCGAGTGGAACGAGGATGGTTACCGCTACTTCAAAATGCAATGCCGCCCCGCCACAGGCTATGACACATGGCCGCAGGGCACTGACCGCACGGGCAAAGTCCACGCCTACATCGGCAACCCGGCCTATGCAGCGGGGCTGGATGCCGACGGTAACGTCACCTGCGGCACGGGCTTGCCGCCGCTCAATTACAGCAGCCATAACACAGACGTCGCCAAATGGCGCGCCCGCGGGTCGCAGTACAGCGGCGCGAGCGGCAACCTGATCAAGTGGCAGCTTGCCATGATCCGGCTGAAGTACGCGCGCAAGGGCAACTCCGGCACGATTGAAGGCTGCACGGCGTACAATTACCAGTATAAGGCTGCCGCAGCTGAGACCGGTGTAACCCGCGTGCTGCTGACCGCCACGCAGGCGAAAAATCTCTTTGTCGGCAGCAGCGTCATTGTGGGCGATACCGGGACGGGCACCAGTGCCGATCGCGGTACAGCCAGTATGTACAAGCTGGCCAAAAACGTGCGCATTAAGAGTATCACAGATGTAACGGTAGATGGCACTGCTTATAAAGCTGTAAACCTGGACACAGAGACGCCATTTGACATAACCACCGACACCTACATCTCCACTATGCCGTACTGGAGCGGTTGGAACGATACGGTGCAGGGCTATGACGGCAGCCGGTACAGCCCCACCACAGGAAAAGAACCGGGGCTGATACAGCGCACCGAGTTCCAAATTGGCGCATACCTAATTATTAGTGATGAGCTGTGGCAGTGGGGCACGGATGCGGATGGCAACTACACCTTTGATTGCTACACCTGCCACGACCAAAGCAAGGTGAACGGCAGCAGCATTACCAGCGATTACACCAAGCAAGAGGATTTGACGCTGGTGTTCCCCGCTGGGAGCAGCAGCGGCTGGCAGTACATTGAGGATACGGCAGTGGCAGAGGATAAAGCAGTTCTGTGGCCGGATACCGTTAGCACGGTAGCCGGTAGCGGTACCGGGTGTAAGGCTGGCTTCTACGTTGGTCTGGCAACGAGTGGGGTCCGTGCCGCGTGGGCCTGCTGCAACCTTCATGACAATGGTACTGCGGGGTTGCCCGCGCGCTGTTCTAACGCTTCGACGGGTGCCGGTTCCTGGGCCGGGTCTGCTGGCTCGCCTGGTTTGGCTGGGTGACACAGGGGTGAATTGTTCCGGCGCAGCCGGGGCAAGAGGAGGCGCAAGCCCCATTGTCACCCAGACAAATCAGGCACGCACCCACTGTGGAACNCGCGAAGCGGCAGCCGTTTATAGATTTTTGATTTTGGGTTTTTTCAAGCATCAGGAATATGGTATAATTCCTGTGGGATGTACGGCGTATTCGTCAGCTTTCTTGAGTTAGTTGCTGTTTTCACCTTCTGCTCTTGGGGTGGGAGTGGGGTCCGTGCCGCGTGGGCCTGCTGCAACCTTAATAACAATGGTAATGCGGGGTTGCCCGCGCGCAATTCTAACAATTCAACAGGTAACAGTAACTGGAACGGGTCTGCTGGCTCGCCTGGCTTAGTTTGGGGGCAAAGTGCCCCTTGCACCGAAAATATATATTGCGCCGTATATTCCGCCCCTATCGGGAAAATTGTGCTGAAACCAGCGGAGGCTAGTAGCTGTGGCGAACGCCACCGAAGACACAAACCAAGAGGTGAAACTGGTGAAGACCTACTGTAAACCGGCAGATGTAAATGTTGAGGATTTGGAGTTTATCCGGCAGCAAGTGCATCTGTGCTTTATTGGAAAAAGGTCAAAAGGAAGATTCCAAAAACTATTGATTTCAACCGGGAAAATCACAAAAGCAGAACTGAAGCAGGAAATACAGGACCAAAGCTGCAGCAAAACGCTGGATGCCATTGACGCGGTGGCCGAGCAGGCCCAGGCAGATATTCTGGCGCGAGATGTACACTTTGAGCCTGTACGGCAGTTCCAGCTGCGGGAAAATGGCAAGCTGCGGGATATTTGCGAGGAAAGCCCCAAGCAACAGGTATTTGAGTACATTGCCAAGGGTGCGTTGGACCCGCTGTTCCGGGCCAAGCTGCTGCCCATCCAGTATGGCAGCCTGCCGGGCAAGGGCCAAATCAAGGGCAAGCGGCAAAACGAACGTATTCTGCGCCGGGCATTGCATCACAAAACCGATGCTGCCAAGTGTGATGTGCGAAAGGCGTACCCCTCCACCACGGTGGAGTGCGTTATGACCCTGCTGCGCCGGGACATTGGCAAAAACAAGGTGCTGCTGTGGCTGGTGGAGGCCATCATGGCGAACTACCCAGATGGGGTGCTACTGATCGGTGGCTACCTGCCCTGCTGGCTGTTTAATTATGTGATGAGCTATGTTTTGCGCTACATCCTGAGCCACCGCAAGGTGCGCCGCGACAAAAGCCTGAAGATGGTGCTGGCCATCACCTGCTATGCGGATGACATCACGGTATATGGCCGCATATCCAACTTGGAAAAGGTGATGCGGGACACCACGCGCTGGGCCAAAGAAACCTTGGGGCTGACCATCAAGAGCGCCTGGCAAATCGTGCATTTTGCATCGTTTGTACAGGAGCGCCAGCAGCGGAACCGCCGCCGCAAGGGTAGCCGCCAGAGGACCCCTGGGCTGGATATGATGGGGTATGTGGTGCGCCGCACCTATACCATTATCCGGGGCCGCAATTTTGTACGGCTGCGGCGGGCAATTCTGCGCGCCCAACGGAACCTGGACACCCTGGGCTATGTGCCATGGTGGCGCGCCCAACGGATTTTGAGCCAGTGGGGCGAAATCAAGCACAGCGACAGCCGGGGCTTTTGCACCAAATATAACGTATACAAACTGATAAAAGCAGCCAAGCGCTCCGCCTCCTGGCGGGGCAAGCAACTGCACAAGCTGAGATTGGAGGCAGCATAATGGCTGAACAATACACCGAAAGGCCTACCGAAATAGAAGTTTTCCCGCTGGGCAGCGAGACCGATGTAATTCTGCGAAAAAGCATCGCCGAATCGGAAACAACTGGCGAAAACGGCGACGTCGCCACCTGCTGGCAGTGCGAGGAACGCCAAATTCGCGTGCCCGGCACCGTGAGTGCAGAGGATATTGCAGCGGATTTTGAAGCGTGGTGGGAGTACACGCCCGGAACCAAAGCGCAGAGCGTGGAGGACGTGCGCACCGAGACCGTGGCACAGATGTCGGCGACCTGCAACGCAGCCATTGTGGGCGGCGTGGACGTGACGCTGACCGGCGGAGAAACGAAGCATTTTTCTTTGACGCTGGAAGACCAGTTGAATTTATTGAGCTTGCAGGGGCGTGTGGCCTCTGGGGCCGATAGCGTCCCATACCACGCCGACGGCGAGGAATGTTCTTACTATTCCGCCGCAGACTTTGGCCGGATTGCGGATGCCGCAACCCGGTGGAAGCTGTACCAGGAAAGCTATTTCAACGCCCTGCGCGGCTACATTTTGGCGCTGGAGACCGTGACCGAGCTGCGCGGCGTGACCTACGGCATGGACATCCCGGAAGCATACCGAACGGACGTGCTGCGGGCGCTGCTGGCACAGCAGGAGACAGCGGATGTGGCGGCTGAGTAAGCACGCGGCGCTGTTTGCCGTCGGCGCGATAGCCTATTTTGAGATCGAGCTGCACTGGAGATACTTTGCGGGGACGCTCCCCGTACACTGGACGATGCCCATTTTGGGCGGCGTCCTTTTTCTTTTGCTTGGCGGCCTGAACGAGTGGCTGCCGTGGGAAATGCCGTTCTGGGGGCAATGCCTGCTTGGTGCGGCAATGGTCACGGCTGCCGAGTTCGCCGCCGGGTGCGTGCTCAACCTCTGGCTTGGGCTGGGCGTGTGGGACTACACAGATATGCCGTTCAACCTGATGGGGCAGATCTGCCTGCCGTTTTCCGCCGCGTGGATCGTCGTGTCCGCTGCCGCCATCTTGCTGGATGACTGGCTGCGCTGGCAACTCTACGGCGAGGACAAGCCCCATTACCGCTGGATATAAGGACAACTCACAAAATCGTTTCGCGGCTTCTCCGCCCCCCCGACCGGGGCGGAGGGCCTTTTGTTTTGCAAAAAAAAGAAAGGAATCGCCATGGATGTAATTTACAACGCGATCGACGTCAGTAAGCACCAGGGAAAAATCAACTGGGAAGCGGTCAAAAATGCGGGCGTGACGCACGCGATGCTGCGCGCGGGGTACGGGCGGTACAAGAACCAGGTTGACCCGCAGTTTGAGCGCAACAGTGCAGAGTGCGAACGGCTGGGCATCCAGTACGGCGTGTACTGGTACAGTTATGCCAGCACACCGGCGGAAGCACGGCAGGAAGCACGCTGCTGCCTGGCCGCAATCCAGGGCAAGCATCTGTGCCTGCCGGTGGCCTATGACATTGAGTATGAGCCGTGCATCCTGCGCCTGACCAACGCGCAGCGCACCGCGCTGGTGGAAGCGTTCCTGGGCGAGGTGCAGGATGCGGGCTACTACGGCATCCTGTATGCCTCGACTGACTTCATCCGCAATCGCCTGGACTGGCAGGCTTTGACCTGCTTCGACTGCTGGCCCGCGCAGTACGGTTCAGCCTGCACCTGCCCCCTGCCACATGGAATGTGGCAGTACAGCAGCGCCAACGCGCTGGGCGTGCCGGGGTTTGGCAGCCATCTGGATTGCAATAAGGTCTACAAGGACTATGAGCAGATCATGATCCAGGCTGGGCTGCAAGGCCACAAGACTGCCGAACCGGATGCCGACACGAAGCCAAACGCGCTGCCGCTGCAAAAGCTGACCATTGGCCCCGTATCCAGCGGCGATGCACTGACGCTGTACAAGCTGGCGCAGGGGCTTGGGCTGGTGGAAGCAGGGCTGTACAAGGCCGAGCGGATCGGCGGGCAGATCATGCAGATCTTGACCATTGGGCCTGTGTCGAGCGGCGACGCATGGCTCATTATGCGCAAGTGCGCCGCGTTGGAGCTGACTGACCGGGGACTTTACCTAGCGGAGTATGTGACAGAATAAGGAGATTTTTATGAGTATGATTGCACTATCTATTGTTATGGCCATCACTGTTGAGGGACTTGTTGAGCTTGGAAAGAGCATCGGGAAGGCTGCGCTGGACGGTGACCGCAAGACCGCCGCCACGCAGTTGGCAGCGCTGATTATCAGCTGCGCGTTGTGCATGGCGGCGGGTGCGGATGTTTACGATGCATTGGGCGTATCGTTTGCTGTCCCATGGCTTGGCATGATTCTGACAGGCATCCTCGCGTCCCGCGGCTCGAACTACATTGCGGATTTTGTTAAGCGCCTGCAAACCATTGCCACAGACAAATAATACTCTTGTGCGAATCATCCTATCGCCCCAGAAAGGTTGATTGCACATGAACAGTTTTATCGGATGGATTGGCGGAAAACGCGCTTTGCGCAGCGAAATTTTGGCGGCATTTCCAGATGACGTTGGCCGTTACATTGAGGTCTTCGGAGGTGCAGGATGGGTGCTGTTTGGCAAAGACCCGACTAGGCAAATGGAGGTATTTAACGATGCCGACGGCAGTCTAATCAACATTTACCGCTGCATTAAATACCACCCGGAGGCCGTCGCGGCGGAGCTTGCCCTGCTGCCGGACTCCCGCGAGGTGTTCTTTGACAGCGCCGCGCAAACCGACTGCAGAGGCCTGACAGACATCCAGCGCGCGGCGCGCAGTCTCTACCTAATCAAGATGAGCTTTGGCTGCGACCGCCGTACTTTTGCGACTGCGCCTAAGATTGCAGGCAACATTTCTGCATCTTTTGCGCCCGTACAAGAGCGGCTGCGAAAGGTTATAATTGAGCATCTGGACTTCGAGCAGCTGATTCGCACCTACGACCGCCCAAACGCTCTATTTTATTGCGACCCGCCCTATATGGGGACGGAAAAGTACTACCAAGCAGCATTCAGCACCGCTGACCATGAGCGTTTGGCACGAGTTTTACATAATATTCGCGGGCGCTTTTTGCTTTCATATAATGATTGCGAAGCTGTCCGTAAGTTATACGAAGACTGCGAAATCACGCCGCTGGTGCGGCGGAACAATCTGCCCAGTGTTTCCACAGGCGAATTCCATGAGGTGCTTATCAGCAATTATACAAAATCGCAGGGAAATGCCTAA